CCATAGAAGTTGAGCCGAACATGCTTCTCCTCTAGAAGTGGATTCAGAAGCAATCCAAACTGACGGTATTCGTTTTCCGTACTTACCTTCTCGTTCTCGCTGCGGAAATAGTCCTTGACGATCATGATGGAGGACGCGCCAAGTTCCTTGACGGGATCCGAACCATGTCCATTTGGGGGAGACATAACAGGTTCAGCCAAGTCCCGCAAGAACACCTTTCCTGTAGGAACATCCAATCCCTTGACGAATTCCAAGGATGCAAATGTGTAGTTCTTGCCCCCATCAACCAACTCAATCGAATCGATGAGGCGAATGGTCTCAAAGAACTCCGTGCAAGAGGTAACGCCGTTTGCACCGAGAACATCAGATCCCGCAGTCAGACCAAAACGAACAGATACTTCTGCGTTTGTGCTATATGGGTTGGATGTGTTTACATTTGCCTCTCCGTCTCCAACTACCTTGATGTAGGGGACGATAGAGAATGTGCTTGGACTTCCACCACCCGAAACACTCGCAGAAAACGGATCTGCAACCGTAACAAATGCGGAACTACCGTCTGTTGGGGTAAACGATGTGATGACCCGCCGCTGTCCTAGTCCCTGACCATTGTCAATTGACAGAACCATGTCCTCATAGTATCCCTCTTGGAGGAATAGGAACTTGGATGCCAAGGTAATTCCCGTTGCCCCCAACGCAACATTGGCAACTACTGTGTTGCTTGCAGATGGGAATACGCAATTTGTGGAAACAACGAAGGGCTGAACATCGGTGTTCATCTTGATGAAGGCGATCTCGCCGTCAACAGCATCTTCCTGAACTCTCCATTGCAGAATTCGCTCGTCATTGGTACGGAGATATTCAACAAACTCTACGGGCATGTAGCCGATGGAATCGCCCTGCGTCTTGGTAAGGAACTTTCTCTTGGACTCAGGAATCTGATAGAGGAACTTCCAACGATAACCGTCAGAGAGCCTTCTGATCCGCGAGTCTGTGTGCATTGGTGCTACAAGAGAGGGTGAGTTGCTTGCATTGTCAATGCACTTATACACTCTTTCTTCGTCAACCAATGCATAGAAAGGCGCGGGGTTCAAGTCATCAAACAGGTCGATGTTGTCGCGGTAGGCGGTGTATACAGCCCCTGGTGTCCAATCGTAGCGACGAACGACTAACGAAACATCTGAGCGGTCGATTCTCTTGTGGGCGAAAATGCCTCTCCAAAAGTCTGTATCGTCTTTTACAGAATCGATACTTCGGGGAGGATTCTCATCATCTTTCCACGCGACCACTTTGCCAATTGAAAGAAAGAGATTGTTCTCATCAACATCGCCATAGATGTCAAGGAGAGAACGAGCGGCAATCCGCTTATGGTTTTGACGAAATGGGTCGCAGGATCCAGCCATTGCTTTGTATTTAGAGTGCTTCCTCTACACTATCAGAAACTGTTATTTGAGGTGGTGGTACAAATTCATAGGCAAAGAGGTGGATCTTTCTTGTCCCAGGGATCAATCTGTCCTGTTCGTCCAAGATATCCATCCGAAGAGTATGTCTTCCATCCTTGACCAACTTCAAAGCGGTTTGGCGGCTGTTGATCGAAAGTGTGCTTCTGAGTTTGTTGTCCAAGTAGACTTTGATGCTCTTTGCCTTGTAGTAAGAAAGATTGCCTTCGTTTTCGATTGTAAACCGAACAACAAGCGTCCTAAAGAAGTTGTAATCGCTCTCAGATGTACCGACAGGAACCCTCGGATTGTTTGCGATCAATCCCTCAGCAGGAGTATTGATTGTTATCTTTGGGGTGGCGACATTTACGAAGTTCTCATTTCGACAGTCAAACTCCTGTCCCTGTGGCATGTTGAAGAATGCTCGGGCGGTAATTTTTCGGAACTCGCTGTTTTCGTCGTACTCAAGCAATGCATACTTGAAGTCATCTTGCTCGGTGTAGTAAAGTCCATTCGGACAACGGTTGATCTCACCGTTGCAAGGCTCCGACACATCTGCCGTGATGTTCAGCGGCGTAACCGTGGCTAAGAGATCTCCTGCCCATTTGCCGATATCCTCTATTCTCCACCCCTCTTTGCGATATGACCACTCCGACCACCCGCCGTTTTCGGAGAGGAAGTCATTGATTTGTGTATTCCAAATCTTTGCAACATGGTATCCACGCGAGACCATCTTATTTGGATGGGGATACACAATCCAAAATGGATCAGCATTTGGGAAATTGTCTTCGTATAGGACTCCACCCGTTGACCCAGGGGCACCTGTCGCGCCCACAAAGGTGATGCTGTTTGTCATCGGGTTGCCTTGCAAAGCCAATCCATTTCCAGTTCCCCGAATGAGAATGTCATGTGTATCGGGTGAGTAACCCGCAGCAGTCAAGCCACCACCCGTCACGCCTGTGAGGAACCACATGGAAAGGTCATCAAAGGTTTGGAATGTGTACGGAACATAGTGACCGATGATTGGGACATGATAGGACATCAAAGCCGATGCATTTTGCAAATCAGCCTCTGCACACCGTTTGATAAGAACCGAACCAAACATGGCTGTTCCAATCGGGTGTACCAATCTGCGAATGACTTCTCTGTACCTGTCAACCACTACTTCAGTCTTCAGAACATACGACCAGTTCTGATAGAAGTGATTGTCTTGAAGAACCTTGTTTGTACTGAGTCTGCCGTCATTATTAGCGTAATATCCCGCAGACTGACAAAGGGCACCGACCGTTACCGTTCCGCTGAACCCCGATCCCCGAATCGTGTCGATGGCAATCGTAGGGGCAACCTTATAGTTGATTCCGAAGTCATTGATGTCGATCTTTCGGATAGACCCCGACCCATCAACCTCAACAACAGTTCCAACAGCCTGTTGACCGCTGTCTCCGCTTGCCGCAACAAATCTGACCCTATCACCGATTTCATAGTCGCTGCCGCCATTTGAAATCGTGAGCGACGAAACAACGCTATAGACAGAAACCTCATGGAATGAGTCTTCACCATCCGTGAAGTCGATGCCCAAGTTTCCTGCGCTGAAGGTTCCATTCCGACCCGAAATCAAGAGTTCCGCTACTGGGAAGTTGTCAATCTGATAGACATTGACATCAACAACACGGGCAGTTGCCAAGATAGCCCCGCTTGCGCTCCTCTGAGTGATGTTATTTCCTGCTGCGCGATAGATCGTGTCGCCCAATGCATTCGATATTCTCAGGTAGTTGTTCTGTGTCCATCTTCCCGAAGAAGACCGCAAGATGTCCGTCTTGGGGTAGTAGAACTCTACCGATGTGTCATACAGAATGCGAAACAGGAACTCGTATGACTTTTCGGTTCCCTTGGCAAGATAGAACTGCTTGATGTTCTTCATCAGCCGCCGTGGATCAACTGGTTGATTGGTGGTCTTGCTAATTGCAAGGCTCTCGGGGAAGTTCAGTAGGTACTGGGTGCGAAACTCCTCGACAAACTGATCCAAAGTCGTGTCGATATCGGGAATGTCGTGCATCGCCATGGGCGAAAGCACCTTGCCATCGTTTCGCTTTAATCCCAACCATTCGTAGTATGCGGACAGAAATGCCACAAGCGTAGGATGATCCACCCGCACAAACTCGGGGAGTCTGTCGGAAACCAAGTGGGAAAGGTTGCGATCACCGTCAATACTCATGCTTGATTACCGCGTAAATGGAGAATCACTTGCACTTCTATCTATCGTGGTCTTTTCGGGCACCGCGTTGATTGCGATTCCCAGATCATCGATAATGATGATTTGATTTCTCCTTGCAAAGATGTCTTTCTTCTCGGGAGTTACCGTGACCTTTAGCGATGTCTGACCACTATCCAAGTATTCGGGTATGAAGTTTCGAAGCGAGATTGTTCCTGTCGAATAATCAATGCTGCCGATGTTCTTCAGAACAACTACTTTGGAGGATCCGACTTGCTTGTAGACGCGAACATTTCCATAACCATCGTCATCCAAGAAGCAATCCACGATTGGCTTGACAACCGCTGTCGATGTTGCATCTCTGTATCCAAACAGAGTGCTAGAAAGAATCGGGGTATAGCCGTCTACTGGGTGTAGGAGTGGATTGTCAAACCGAATCGTGTATGGAGCAGCCCGACCCAAGTTTGGCTCAAACTGCTTCGAAAGAGTGATTTCGGTTGAGTTTGAGTTGATCGCGGGTGCGGAACCGTCAATGATGGACGAGAACTTGGAGAGTCTGAAGTTGCGTTGGAAGAGTCCCAAGTAGTTGGTGCTGTATGCCTTGATAAGAGACGAGATACGAGTTTCGACCCCCGACTTGTTCAGGGTGGTCTTTGACTCGTCGTAGTACACAGTCACCGATGGATTGATGTACAGAATGTCGGGATCGACAACTTCGGGGGTGATGGTCACAAGGTTTCGCTGCCCCAAAATGGTTCGCTCAATCGCTTGCTTCTCCGTACTGGAAAGGCGTGTTCCTACCTTTGGCTTGATGCTGATGTACACCTTTCCATATTGAGGGGGATCATTTTCCTCACCACCCCAAATGAAGAATGAGTCTGCTCGGCTTGCATACTCGCGCCCAAGGATTGCCTTGTAGTCATCTGCCGTTACCGCACGGTCTTGTGCCTGATAGTTTCGTGGGGCGTAGTAACGAATGGATTCGATGTCTTCGCTGTCTTCACCACCAAAAGAAACCTGAACCTTGTCATCTGCGTCTGTCTTAATTCGAACTTCATCAACGCGGCTATCGTTGGAGGTAATTGCCCTCTTCACACTAGTCTCGTCGTATCCAATCCCATTCCCTGCCGAACCGTTCGTGACCAAGTAGCGAAGCGTAACGACATTTCCATTTTCAACTGCCTTACCGATCACACCATCTCCAAAGTAGACTTCCCAAAACCCATCGCGGCTCTCCTGAATGAAGAACACATTCGATGTGGAATCCAACTTATTGATGTCGATTGCTCTCTTCCAAAGTTGTGCAGAACCCGTGGTATCTGTTTGAGATCGTTGTACCAATACCACCAAGGTATCAATATCAACATTCAGATCGGGGATAGCGAACTTCGCTTCCGACCCTCCCTGCGTATTGGCAACATATGCAACTTGCTTGAGATAGCCCTGATACAGGGTGACATCCTGAACGATGTTTTCTCCACTACGGCGAACTGCTTTGTATGTTTCCAAATTGACAAAGTTGACAGCCTTGCCATCAACATCCTTGCCACGAAACACGGTTCCCTGCTCTACAAACTCGCGTCCTTGAATGACTCTTTGTGTGAAGGGTGAAGCAACATCGTCTGTGCCCATCGAAATATCAACCACCAACTGTGCTGCTTTCTTTGATCTTGGCGTGTAGTTGAGGTGCTTCGCCAAGGACACAACAGAGGGTCGCATGACAGCCGAATCGATGAACGACTCGTTTGCCGCCATGTTTGCATAAAATGCCTGATAGTGGGTGTTGTATGCCAACAGATCCAAGACGATTGACAGCGCAGAGCCTTCAAAGTTGTAGTCCTTGAATTGCTCTTGACCTTGAAGATACGCCTTGAGATTGTTTTTGATCTCATCAAACTCAAGCGACTGAATTGGTGTATTGGAACTATTGTTCATCTTAGCCTCTGTAGAGCGACTGTTGTAGAGAAGACTTTCTGCACATTCTTAATCGTGAAGTGAATCGTGATTCGGATCTCATTCCTATCTATTACATCAACCACATCAACGATGGCGTTGCTAACTCGCGGCTCGTACCGCTGAATCGTGTCTCCGATTCTTCTCTTGAGTTCAATCAACATGATCGGGTCAACCAGTTCAAACAGCAGATCCTGAATACCTGAACTAATCTCGGGGTGAAACGGCTTCTCTCCACGGCGATACAGCAGAAGATTGCGGAGTGACCGCTTGATGGCTTCCTCATCCTTACGCAAAGAAACATCGCCCGACAGCGGATTGCGGTCAAAGTTGATGTCTAGGTCTATGGATGTGTTCTGTGCCTTTGCCATTGTTACCTTAGAGCCAGTTCAAGTTCTGTGTAATCTCGGGATTGTTCGAATGTTGAAGACAGTTCCTTTACTTCATCCATCGTGGGTAGTTTGTTTTCCTCAAACCATTCAAGTTCGATGAATCCAACATACAGGTCTTCTTTCATGATCGGAAGAATCGCATATGCAACGATGCCGTTTGACTTGTTATACGAGCGGAAATAGCCTTCCCGCATCGACTCTGTCATGTGGAGTCTTGGATTATTTTCCCGCATCGTTTCCACCAAATCCCAAAACATGGTGACAAGGATGTTCTGTAGGTTGGCACCATCGTATGGAACTCCTCGTTCACATGACTCATGTGTGATTGAGAACTTCTTCATCGGTGTGCCATCTAGGAACTTACCTCCATTGTGAAAGTGACCGATTCGCGCCCTGCATGCATTTGCCTTTACACGAAGACCTGTGAGTGTTTCGTGAATGATCGTGTGTTTTGCTTGGAAACTGGAACTTCTGCTTCCTCCAATAGAAGCCTCTTCCATTTCCTTTCGCTTCTCCGCGTAAAAGCGTCTCTTTGCATAGAATACCCCCGCAACAAGACCACTCATGATTCCCGAAGCGGCGATACCTACTTCAAACCAAGTTTGTAGCGATGTGAACATCTCCATCTCTCATCCCCCGCAGTAGACATTTTTGCTTCCCCGCGCACATGCGGATCCACAATGGACAGGATCAGCCACCCTAGCAGCGGGTCGGCTATTGATAAAGACGGAAGAGGATCCCTCTGCCGTTTTGCTAGTATGGCATGAATCGCCACAGCAATGCGTTGCCCAACCGTCACCCTTGCGATGCCAACCAAGACTATTCACGAATACATTCTTAGAACCCTCGACATTACGACGAGGGGGGAAGCATCCATGTCCTGAGCAGATATCGGTGTGTCTGTGAGCGGCTGGCATCTATTCTCCTTAGCAATTTGGAAAGTACCCCCGCTCCTTCATGGTGGCGAGATACTGTTTGTTCGTCACGGGGTTTCCATCTATGAACATCTGATTCCTGATATTTAGGATGAACTCATCCCTGTCAGATGACCAATTGTTACTCGTATCGATTACGAACTCGCCATCGATGTATCTGCTCGTCAAGGATGGATCAAATGCCCGTGCGATGAAGATGATTCCCTTTGGTATCGGGAATCCTGCCTTATACAGAGAAGCCGAACCGCGAACTGCGTAGTTGTCCTCTGTGAACTTTCTCGGGCCTTGTTCTCCAAAATTGAAGTTGAATGTCTGTGCTGCCCGAACATCTCTAGGATCTTCGGGTATCCCCTGCGGATTGGTAAGTCCAAATTCTTCGGGAAAGATATCATCTAAGTCATCGATCTTCCCGAACATGTATCCCGTGTCGATGTCTAGTGTCAGGCTAGGTGGAAACACCCCGCTAACGATTGCATACTTCAGGTCGCCGCCAGTTGTTGGTGGTGCGCCCACATATGACACATAGGATGCCCTCAGTTGAATGTTAGTTCTGCAACCAACATCGGGGTCTTGCGGTCGAATCACCTTCTGCTGCTCATAGATCGGGCGAGATGGAGAGGTCTCGTTGTATGACTTATTCAGGATAGCGGGACTCAACCATTCGATATCTCCTGTAACAGAGGAAAGCGACTCGTCCTGCTCAACGATGTTCAGTTCGCCAAATCCTGCGGGATAGTAGTATTCGATAGGCTGTGCGCCCGTCATACTAGCCATCAGAATTCTCCTGAATCAATTTCGTCGTTCAGGCTCTGCACCGTCACATCGGGAGATTCGATCACGATATTAGGAGAAGTGCCATATGGAACGGGTTCTGCGATGAAAGCATCCACGGGTTCTTCCGCAGGCTGCGACAACGCCGATCCAAGTTGCGGCTGCGACTGTGGTGTTGGCACCGCTTCGGGCTTGCCGCACGATATGGTCGGGATGTTGCTTTGAATTGCCGCACCGATATCGGAAATCGTGTCGTTGATCTTGCCGACAACACCCACGATAGCCTCGGATGCGATCTGTAGGGTGGGAAGAGTAATGCCATTGATTCCTGCCATGATGTCGTTCAGGGACGGCAATCCACCAATGCTTGCATTCGGAATGTCCAAATCCAATGACGGTACCTTGCCCAAGAATCCGCAAATATCGATGTCAGGAACTTGGGACATGTCGCCACGCTCGGTGGTCAGTTCGTTGATCGACTTCTTCGATTCGTTGAAATCGGTTGCTACAGGCACATTCACCATCCCACGGATGCTTACCGCCTCGCTTGTCTTGACCGATGACTTCTGTGCTGCGTCCAATGCCGCATAGGTCTTCAGTTGGTTCTGCTGATCGAATTGATATGTTTCGATGTCTTCCGAAGAATACACAGAACCTTGGGTACTCCTAGAGGGAGTGCCGCTTGCGATGGGGATGGACATGTTGGGTCTTGAGAAAGACATCAGTCCTTGTTCCTCACTTGTAGATCAGATGGGCTGAGTTTTTCGATCAATCCGTTTACCAATCCGCGCAACTTGTCCATGAGAGTCTGTACATTTGACGAGTTCTCGCCTTCGGGATTCAAGTCGATTCTTGGTGCCATGATGACCATGTTGCCTTCGCTAGAAAGCGTGTAGGTTCCCTTCACCTTCTGAAGGAAGTTGCCACCAACATCGACAGTCATGTTTCCTCGGGCGTACATCTTCGTGTCTCCCCGAACCTCAATCTCCAAGTCCTTGCCCATCATGATCTTCATAGTCTTGTCGGCGTTGAAGGAGCAGTTTCCCTTTACAAGGATCATCTTGTCATTAAGGGTGATGTCCCATGCATTTCCAACGACCTTGTGTACCTCGCTGCCTCTTGGATGGATCTCCGTAAATGTGCCTGAGCAATGGTACCAATGCATTCTCTCTGCACCAGGGGTATCGTCATACTCGACAATGTGTCCCGCCTGAGACTCATAGACATTGTTGAAGGGATACTGGGCTGCATATGGTGTCTCGGGTTCTGCCCAAAATCCATAGAGTGCCGACACGCAGAATTCAATGCTGTCTTTCTTTTTCTTGACAATCGTGTTTTCAATCTGCTCGTTTCTTGCCAACCTGTTCGTGTCTGCTTCTCCCATTCGTGAGATAAGCGGATACATTCCCTGCGGATCGGCAAACCCGCGACCAGTATCAATGGTCGGATTCTTGGGCAACTGATACGACTTGAGTCCGACATCGTTTTTCGCTTCATCCAAAGACGCAATGATCTCTGCCTTCTTACTTTCGATCTGATTGATGTAGATCTGCTTGACATCCTCGGGATCCACAAATGGCAGATTTGGCAGATTCGATAGTTCGTTTGGAACTGGAATGTTTACCGTGTTGATCCCGCCGATTGTGCCAAACACAACTGGTTCTTGTGAATTCATTCCATCGCGGAAGAACCCCACCACCCATGTTCCTTGAAGCAGACCTGTAGGAGACCACCCCTTGCCCGAAACACTTGCGCTTGTAACGGGCATGATGACATGCGCCCACGGCAGATTGTCTGTGGGAATCTGTGTCTTGTCATCCGTATGCCACCCAAGTACGCGCACACGGACGCGACCCAACTTGAGTGGATCATAGATGTCCTCTACGACACCTTGCCACCACACGAAGCCATTCTTGCCCATGTAGTCCGCTCTCATTGGTTCTTGGTTGCTGCTCATGATGTCTCCAAATTCAACTCTGCCTTCTTGTAGTCCGCAATCGGCTCTGCGAACGAATCACGCGACAATGTCATCGTCATAGTATGTTCACGATCTGTTACGAGATGCTTTACGGTGGTGACCAAGTAGCGACCCTTAAGGTAGTCATCTTCGTAGTTGTCTTGGTTTTTCGTTGCTTCTTTTGCAATAGTCCTGAAGTAGATCACCTGACCCGCCTTGACATTCGTATCCCCGTAGCAGGAAACTATGAGATTAATCGAATTCAGTTGGTTGAGCAGAGACTGCCTGAGCAATACCGTTTCATCGGGATCATGAACCTGTGCAAGTCCTGCCATTGAATACGATGATTTCGGATAGAAACGAATGTGCGACTCCACGGAATCCGTGTAATCAACCTTCTGCATTGGGATCAGCGGATTCTTCTCAAGATGTGCAGCATCATTCATGAATGACTTGTCATACTTGAACTGCGAGGTAGACCATGTCTTGGTTGTCATGTCATGAGTCATGATCGCAGACGCAAGCATTCCCAAGTTCTGTTGCTTAATCTTGTCGGTCATGTCTTCCACGACCAACGAGTGAATGTTCCGAAGTTCGGACTCAAGCATTCTTGCACCATCGTCACTACGGAATCCATCGGGATAGTTTGTGTAAGTGAATGCAACATCCGCTGTCTTTAGACCTGACAGGGGCACGAAATGATGCCCGTCTGAGTTTTGAAACAGCACATAATCACACATGGAGGTATCGGCTCTCGCCCTAGCCCTGTGAGCAAGCCAATTGATTGCATACAGGGGTGACCAATAAGGAATCACATACGAGCGATTGTCGAAAGTCTCGGTAACTGTCTTAAGGTGGATCTTGTCATCATCGAACACCTCCCGTGCAAGCCCGATTGCGCCGCCTAGGACAGCCCCAGCCACGCTCCCTCCGATGGGGACAGGGATCATGCTACCCACCAAGCCCCCCGCCGCTGCGCCTCCTGCGAGGGCTGAAATCAGACCGTTGTTTTCACCGTTATCGACCGCCAAATACTCGTCAAAGATGTTCTTCACCATCTTGGATACGGGCATGTTTCGATATGATTTCGAAACCTTTGTTTGCATGCTTTTGATTGCCTGTTGAGCGACAAACTCAACACGAACCATTTGTGTCGATTCCTGCGCGGTCTCGGTTAGTACGGAAATCTTGTATGTTCGGAACACCATCTTTACGGGCTGACTGCCGCCCATCGGGGTTCGATAGATGATTGTCAGAGTTTCGGCACCGATGATCGGGAAGTTCTTTACGAGGTTCATAGAATCGATCAGCGTGATGCTTCCCGACATGCAGTTGCTGAAGATGTCCTCATACACGATGAAGTTCTGAAAGATGCCCTTCAGGCTCATCGTAAATCCAGTATACGACTTCAGAGTGATCTCATCGATCACCACATCGCCTGGTTTCACCATCGTGTCGCTACTGACCTCTGTCACGATTCACCTCATGTATTGATTTGGAATAGCCGCCTGAAATCTCTCAGGATTGGGTCGATGTACTCAGGTCGCATCAACTTGATGTTGCGCTTGTCATCGTTGACTTTTGACTCATGAACTATGTTCGTCACCGCTGTGGCGTAACCAAGATCATCATCGTTGCCGTCGATGCCCAATGGAATCAACTCCGTATTTCCAACAACGAATCTGTCGATCATTGCCGATGGACTCTCGCTTCTTTGACTATCAACCAATGTAACTGGCTTGTACAGAGAAGATACAACTTCGCCACTTTCGGATTCAAAGTGATGAAGCGCATATTGACTGCTATCAACGACCCTGAATACTTGCGCTGCGATTTCCCTACCTGTTCTATTTGTGGTGAACAGATCATGGGTAATGTCTTGAGGACGAGCAATTGCCTGACCACCAAGTTGAGCAAGGTTCTCTTGAATTCGGAAAGTGCCCACTATGTTCTCGACTTCGATCTTGTACAGAGTCGGATCCCAAGACTTGACTGTGCCTCTTCCGACCTCATTCCCAAGTCTGTCTTTCTGTACGACAACATCGCCCACTTCGTAGTGCGGAAGGCGGCGGTCAAACGGCACGATTCTGCCGTCTTCCTGTCTCCCGCTCTTGTGATCCCAAAGCAGCGGTGGATAGATGAAAAGGCTCTTTCCCGTGTATGTCTTCTCCATCTGTGATTCGAACTCGTTGACGCTCAGAGGCCAACTGAAGTATGGATCCAAGATCTCGTTGAACATGAGAACGAGCCAATGGTAGTCTGACCGACCATAGATTCTGTGGGCAATCGTCTCGGGTCTTTCCTCGTCCTTGATCGTGTAATCCAAGGCAGTTGATTGCGTTTCCTTGATGATGTCAAGGATCTTCGCCCGTGTGAGGATGTTCTTGGCGAGAACAAGGTTTCCCGCATCATCCCGATAGCCAACATTAGGTAGAAAGTTGAAATATCCCATGTGTTATCTCAGGGTGAGGGGATGTTCCCCAACTCCCAACCAAAACGGTCGCGGGTGAGGATTTCCAGTTCGCTGAACGATAGTTCCATAGTGATCTTGGTAGGTGCGGAGCCATACCCATCGTTTTGGAATGTGGTAAATGTGGTCTCTTCACCGTACTTGACCTTGACTCCTTTAAGGGCGCACTTCAGGATGCGCGGAAGGTATGCGTTCTCGCGTCCATCGGAAGTAAGGAATCTGATTTGGAACTCTGCGGGGTAGTCTAGGAATCTTCCCGAACCTTCCGACCGCTTGGGGTGGGAGAAGAACTTCAGAAGACCGATGATCTCATGGCATGTCTCCACTTCTTCCCTATTGCGAGGTAGGAATGTGTATGCAAAGTTGAACTCTCTGCGCTTGACTTCCTTGAACAAGTGGAGTTGCATTGGATTGACCACCTGACGCTGCTGTGCGGATGCAAACTTGGCAAAGGTTCCCGCCTCTGCCCCGACCAGTTCGCCCAACGAATCAAGCACCTTCAGGTTTGCCATGCCGATCTTCTTGCCGATGTCTCTCGCTGCTGCGGGATCGTCGGTCTGCCCAATAGCCTTGGGTAATTTCAAGGCATCCAATCCTGCCATGCTTGCGTCTTCGTATTCCATGGCATATCCAACTTCCAAGCCAGTTGGCATGTACAGGTAGATTCGCTGAAGAATAGGTGCAGTACCTCCCGCGAGTCCAGTTTGCTCTTCTGTGTAAGAGTCGCGTCCCAATCCCTGACCCTTCAGGTTGCCATCGGCAAACACCTGTTTCGCGGTGTCCAAGATTACACCACCACCCGAAACTACCGCGCTCAGAGTGTTCGCAACCATACCAACTACATCAGTCTTCTGATCGGCAGAGGCATCCTGCTCGGCGGCGTTTTGTGCTGTTCGCATCTTGTCGATCAGACTTTCGCCAAACCGTGCGAATGCCTCTCTCTTGGTTGCCAAGTATTGTGGATTGTTGTCCCATATCTCAATGCACATGATGCTTTGATGGGATGGGTCGGTCAGCAAGTCATATGGATACTTGTAGTATCCCGCAGGGCGAGACGCTTGCGATCTATTGACATTACCCCAACCATCGTTGAACACCTTGTCTTCAAACGCGGTTGATTTGCGCCGAAGGATGCCGTCAATGGCTCGGATTTCGCCGTATGTCTTGATGCTGCTGAATTCTGCCATATGGTGTATTTAGATGACATCTCATAAATAGCAGATACGGGAGACACCGCTATCGCTACTGGAAGTTCATACAAGGGAAAGTACACCCCGAAGCGTCCGCAGAAGTACAAAGGCGATCCCAACATGTGCTTCTACCGCTCATCATGGGAGAGGCGATTCATGACCTTCTGCGACGAGAACGATTCCGTGATCGAATGGTCTTCGGAAGAGGTTGTCATTCCCTACATTTCCCCCATCGATGGTAGACGGCACCGCTACTTCGTTGACTTTTGGGTGCGGCTGCGAAAGCCCGATGGGACAACCGAAGAATGCCTGATAGAAGTCAAACCCAAGAAACAAACGCAGAAGCCCGAACAACCCAAGTCAAAGCGAATCTCCAAATCCAAATTATTTGAGATCCGAAACTGGATGGTCAACTC